GATGCAAGGCGAAACTGAATTGATTGCGAGAAGTCAATCAATTCTTTTTTAGTGCCTCCATCATGATGCTTAATGATTGATGACTCATCGAGCACAATACCGCCAAACATTCCACCATTTTGGAATCTAGTCAACTTGGCATAATTCGTGACATAGATAATTGGCTGATCACATTCAATTGGGGAAGATGCGCGCTGCGCATGCAAGCCAAATCGTTCGGCTTCGGCAACAATTTGATCAGCTACTGCTAATGGAGCCAGAATCAAAACAGGCTTGCCAGTGTATTTTGCTACGGCATTAGCCCATACCAATTCCATAATTGTTTTGCCAAGTCCAGTACCGGCAAAAATACATGCTCGACCTTTGCGCAATGCCCATTTAATTATTGCTATTTGATAATCAAATAGCTCTTCAGGCATTTCTGATTCTGGCACTGATTCAAATTGAACTAGCTTCTGTTTGCTAGCCAAGAATTCTTCATAATCCATATCTTATTCTTCTCCTCATTCCGCCACAATTAGCGGATGCAGGCTCAAGGAATCGAACCTCGATGACTCATATTAGTTTTGAGTCTCCACCAGTACCCGCACAACAAAACTCCGTTGGCCATGGATGACAGTTCAGGGTTAACCTAAAATATTGAATTGAAACGATCAATCCAATGCCATGGCCAACGGAAGATCGGATGGTTATTTAGACCACTTGCCCTTGATTGGTGCAGTTGGTGCAGTTGGCGCTTTTGGTTCCCGTGGCGGAAAATCAACCAGTTCGGGCTTTTGAACAGCGACTTGAACCGCTGGATAAAATCCCTTGACCACATTTGTTTCGCCGCCAGTATCGGCGCGCTTTTCAACCCTGATATCAATATTCAACGGGATATCCTGCAATTCGCTGGAATCCGATGGCGTCAACACGCCTACCGCGCGACAGATTGCCGACAATTCAGCCTTAGCGATCGATACCGCAATCGGGTTGGGATTGTCGAGGTTAAGCCTAGACCAGACCTTTCGATCAGCGTGCGGCCCTTGAATAATCGTGAATTCCAATTGTAGGTATTCGCCATTGCCAGACTTCGTCGGTTTCGTTTCCGTTTTGCTGATCACAACGTCGTATTTCCCGGTAGGGATTACGTCGCTGGTTCCCTTAGCTGGCTCGATATCGCGTGCGTTGAAACCTGAAAGATTCATAACTTATCCTTTCGTAATTGCGTGACAAAAATCATTCCACGATAGCGGCAAATCTGCCGTTACCCCATACCTGTTTTTGGCTAGACACGCTGGCCCCCCGACAGTTCGGAGAATGCGAGCCCCGCCATCCGCACCAATCGAGCGAGCGATCGCCCTGGTGCGCCCAAAACCGGCCCCGTTATCGACCTCAACGCGCATACGTCGAGTCGCAAACAGTACCGCATCGGTCCACTCGCACACAAGGCCGCAAGCGTGTTTGTGGAGCCGTGGAGCGTACCTATCGTACGGTGTTGACTCCGGATCTTCAAAACGCTCGACCTTCGCATGCGCTAGCAAAATTACGACCATATTGCGATCGTTGCGCAATACGTCGAGACTTGTCAATAACTCCCGCCATTTCGTAACAGCGAGCATGTATCCTTTGCCATATCCGCCGCCAGCTTTTTCAATGTTATCGACATTGTTTTCCGTGCAAACCTTGTCGAAAATCAATCGTTCCAGCCAGTCGAGCGAATCAATAACCACGGTTTCATAATCGTGGTCCATAGTTTTTAATTGCTTCAGTGCAGTTGCAACATCATCGTATGACGTTGCAAGCGGAAACTGCGCACAATCAATCTCACCAATACCATCCTCCGTAGGAATAAATATTGGCTCTGGACAACCAGCGGCAAACGTGCTCTTGCCAATGCCTTCGGTGCCATAGATTAGCACGCGCGGCGGCTTACCCGCTTTTCCTTTTGTTATTCCTGGTATCATCTCGTTTCCTCGTTGCGCCGAATCCTAACCGCTGGTCCAGCCAGCGCGCGAAAGCTGGCGTGAGATCCAGCGGCACTATCCAAAACGATGACGCATTCATCTTCGCCATCGCCAAAAACGATCTCCTCATGTATCCGCATATGCTCGAGCTCAGGCCCATTACCCTCATTAATCTCAAGCACGGCCTTTCCGCCTGATGCGAATTTTAAGGTCAACGTGGTAACAAAATCCTCTTTGCCTTTCACAAAAATCACAAACGATTCACCGATTCGGCGATGAACTCTCAGGCCCGGACGGAATGGTATGTCCGTCGTCATGTCATGTCCTCTCATCGTGTGATGGTCAAATGAATCTGACCATCGGTTAATCGGCTCATCGGAGCCGCAATTGTAACAGCTACCCGCGTAGCCTGGCATCCTGTCAACAAACATGCCACAACAATAATTATACGGATCATAAGACGATCACTCCATGAATGTAGGTACTGGCGGATCCAGTCTAATGTCGTGATCCGCTGGTTTTGTTTTCGGCGAATTGTTGCCGTTTAATGCAACCCAAATTCGCAACGCTTCGCCGTCGAGGTCGATCATTGCCCGCATTTCCGCCACAACGCGTAAAGCTTCGTCAAAGTCTTGGCACCGAGCATTGCGAAAATTGCTGGCACGGTTGCGGCAACCAACGCAAGACAAGCAATCAGTAGTGTCACGACGCAGTTCATTTTTAAGCGGGCATTTTGACCGGCAATCCGGATGCGGGTTGCGCATTGTGCTACGTTCTCTCATCCATACGTATTGCTGTTTAGTCTCAGCGTCGATATATGCCTCCAGCGCATCTTGCAGGTCTTTTTGTGCGCTTATCAATTTGCGCGTTTGTCGGCAATCATCGGCGCGGATTTCGTGGTCAAGATCGCGCGGGTTGAACTCGCTGGCTGGATTATTCTGCATTGTCTGAGCTCCTTCTCTTAACGCATCGAATAAGGTCAAACATCGATTCAAACATTTCAATATCGATCTCAACTGGGTCGGAAAAATAACAGCAATCTTCGTTAACCTGCATGACGCGCTGTTGTGCAAACCCGTTATGCATTTTTATTTGGACGTGGTGCATTGATCGACCGGAAAAGCTTTTCGGCTCTTGGCCGTGCGATATGTCGATCTTTGCCGGTGCGCTGGATACCGTATTCCATTCTCTTTTATTCGTGCGCATCATCATTTGATTCATCCTCCCGGCAATACCGCAGAAAAGCTAGAATCCTTGCGGCCGCTACCGCGTCGGATAGTTCTCTTTGGATTGTGTTGAGCGCATACATTAGCGCGCCGTCAGACTCGAGATATTGACCTCTCGTCAGATCAGCCAGGCTACGCGCGGATTGCGAAACCTCGGCTAGTTTCTGCTGGATCTGCATTTGCGCGTCGGCGCGCAAGTCAGCCAAAGTAACGGGTATCGGCATATCGTTCTCCTATCGTCGTTGAGCCGGTCATTGTGATCGGCTCCAGTCCTGCACTCGATTGGTAAGTGCAGTGGTGGAGACGGTCGCATCAGTGGGTTATCAAATCTTGATAGTTTCCCAACGCTGCCCGGCGTTCCATCTTTGAATCATGTCGTTTACTTCTTCAATTGTCCTGCCAAAGTAGTTAAGCGTTTGTTGGCTACACTTTACAACCGCTACGCCGTCAATCACAATCCCGAACACGCCAGCAAATTGGCGGTAAAGGCTTCGCATATTTGATTCGGGAGCAATTTCCCAAACGTATGGGGCAATTTCCCATTTCCTTTGGCCGCACTTAGCAGAACCAATGCGCTTAATGTTTTCTGGTACTGTGTTGATGAATTTGCCGCCTTCGTACCATTCGCCATTCGCCCCGAATTCGCCGCCGACTTTTGCGCGTTTGGTGTTCATTGCCCGTCTCCAGTCTTATCGTTTCATCGGTTGCTCAGTTGCAACAAGATCAATATGCACGTTATCAAAAATAATTGCAAGTGGTATTTTAAGTATTTGCGTGGAATTGCCGTAAGTCGTGAATTAATCACGGCTTATGAAAAAGAAAACGCGGATGGCGAGACCGCACAAAGAAGTCGATGTCCACATTCCCCGCCGCTGACGTATCGTGATGGTTCTCTTTGCTCACGAACGCCTTGCATCGGGACGACCCCGCCATCCGTGATCGGGTTAGCCGACTATCAGTCGGTGCGCGTCAACAATAACGCTGGTATCGGTATCGCCATTGCAAGCCGAATAGATTGGGCAATGGCCAGCATAATTTGCCGAGTCGTGATTGGTCAAAAGCAATGTTGCCGCCGCTACGACGTTTTCCGGCGTAAGTCCGGCAATGGTCCAATCGCTAGCGGAACCAGCATCCCAAACACCAACAGCGCACCATGCGCTAACATCGTCGGCAGAAAAACCATACGCGTTCCAATCTTCGGCATAGTGCATTGCATCGCCGCCGCTAAAATTTTGGCCGTGTGAGTTTAGCACTGCGGCTATGTCATTAATAATCTGTGCCATTGTCATTATCTCCTATCTTATCATCGTGTGGTTGCGTCCCAGACCCCGTAGGGTTTCGCCCCGGCGCCCCGGGGCTCATCAGTGGGTTAGTTGTTGTCCCAAGCAAATAATGGATTCCAGTGCCGATCAGGATAATGAGTTAACGACGCTTCAAAAATTGCTTCGGCGTGCAAAATTGAACCGGTTTTAAAATGAGCAGCAGCTTCCCATCGCTTTAAAATTGTATAATCACTTTGGCCAGCAAAACTAGCAAGGTATCGTTGAACCAGTGCTTTAAATTCAACGGTAGCTTTGTCAATCTTTGTCATTGTCGTATCCCCTTGTCGTTTCTTTTCTTCGTGTCGCGTCGTTGCGACAAGATCAATATGCACGACTTCGCCCAAATACGCAAGAGGTATTTTGCCAATTTTTTTAAAATCGTTCTAAGTCGTGAATTGGTAGCGGTTTACAGTTTCAAGTTTTTCTCTTGAGTCTTAACCTAGACTCAAGAAAACGCTGCAAATATACCGCAGAATCATCAATTACCGATGGATTGAATGCGCTCCAGTTACGCAAATGACCTAGCTGGAAATGACATTCCCGACACAAGCAAATCAGGTTGTTTGGCTCAAGCTCTTTCGATGGATCCACGTCGAACGGGACAATATGGTGAGCCTCGAGCGTTGTTGTCGATTCGCAACCAGCACATTTTTTGCCAGCAACAAATTTGCGTCGCACGGTCTCCCATTGTGGAGACCGTGGAGTCGATGACGACAGGAAAAACGCGCCCCAATTGATCATTGTGTTATGATCCGAATTTTTTGACCAGTAATTTCAAGACGATCGACAACACAAGCCCCCACGGAAACAGTCCTTGCGAGACTTGACCAGGCTCGATCGAATCAAGCGCCATTTCGATTACGCTGGCGTCATCCAAAACGCTAGTCGTACCGGACACAACCGGCCCGCCGCCCAACGTCTGGTTAAGCGCATAGCCAGCAACGCACCAACACGCATGGGCGCTAGATGGCACGTCAAGCGGCTGGCCCCGCACAAGGTCCAGAACGATCGTCAACGCTTCTCGCGGAAACTCTGTTGGATAAGGAATCAACATATTAAATTCTCCAGTCAAGTCGTGAAGGAAAACCGGAAACATTGGAAAACGCCCAAGAGTCGCCTTGCCTAAGCATATAGTCAATCGTTGAATCGTCAGCCCAAAAGCCGCCGCTAGGTGGATCGCCAGCGCCAACAGGACCGCTATTATAATCTGGCCCCCACGAATTCATGATGAACCCGCCAGGCCTTTTTGTTTGATACCCGATCAATGCCATGCAATGGTTCCACACGCCACTAGCGGCCGCAAAACCGTCCTTGTCGCGCGCCGATTTAAAGCCTCGATTACTGCATATCGCAATACCATAACCGCTGGCCAATGCCTTGCGCGCTGACGCCCAGTCTCGAACTAACGTAATTGCGCCGACAAGATGTTCCCGGCATTTTGGCTCGAGATCATCAGGTATGCCGGTGTTACCCCATTCTTTGCAACGCTTGACAGAGTAATCGCTTAGATCATATTTACCATGAATTCCGCGATTGATTACTCCATATTGTCGCGCGCATTCCGCCGCCCATGCGCCGACAGATCCATCGCCATTTTTGATGCGGCCTTTACCAATCTCGACTCGAGAACCCCCGTATATTTGTTCCTGCACCAAATTTGGAACCCTATTACTTTGCGCCGCAAGAGTCGCTTCAATCGCGCAAACCGTGCCAAAACCAACGCATGATCCAATGGATCCTTGACTAAGGCTAGGCCATTTCTTGCCGGTTTTGTTTTCATAGTTTTTCCACAAAAATACTTCGGCTGGCAATTCGGATTCTGGCACGCCTCCCGCCGGAGTCATGCCAAAAATGGGCATAGGTTGCAGCATCGCAACCTCTCCCACGGCCTCCGGATCGTCAACCCAACCGGGAATATAACTCATGATAATTTCTCTAATGCCGCAACAACCCTAGCCATGATGTTACGGATTTTGCCGCGTATCTCGCTGGTCAATAAGGTTTCTGGCGCATCGCCCAACGTCTGCCATTCGGTTGAAATTCGTTCACGTATTGTCAGCAACTTGTCATCGGCCAATCGTTTGCGTCGAGCGGCCAGTAATGCCGCATGGAATGCCCCAAAATCAACGATCTTCGGATCATCGACCAAAGTGGCACCATCTCGATAGGTTGCGATCAACGCGTCTTTGCTGGTCTTGGAATCAGGTTCTTGGAGTGCTCCCCATATGTTCTCCAGCGCAACCGCCAGCGGATCGTTCGGCGGTATTGGCGCAATGTTGCCAACGGTCACGATGCAAATTGACGGATCAGAAGGGACGTCGCCAGCGGCGGTGTATGCGATGAGTCGATAATCGCCGGGAATCATTGCGGAAAAGATTGCGGTTTTCGTCGATTCCATCACGATCAGATCCGCATCGGAAGACGCCAAAAACCATTTTACCGCCTTCTGTTCAGTCTTGGCGGTAATTTGAATCAATCTGCCAGGCTTCGCATTCAGCGTTGCTGGTAACTCAACTTTGGGCGATTGGACCAACAACGATAACAAAATAAATAGCATAAAAGACTCCTAGGTACTTGTTGCCCGCATATTCACGTTATAGTTGTTTTTGTCCATTTTTGTTTTTGTGGCTTGAAATTCCAGCCACCAACCGCCAGCAGGCCTTGCCGCGCGGCCTTTCTCAACATGCCAACCATCGCCCGATTCGTCTTTCCACGCCGAACAACGCAAAAATAGCTGGTGCGCTTGTTCGACTTTGCCGTGTTCGGTTAATCGATGAATGACGTTTGAATCTGAATTATGTCGATGAATATGCCCGCTAACATAAACATCGGCTTGATACATACCGCGCGTGCGGGAATGGTCAATTAGCCCGCGTGTGACCTCTCCACCGCCTCCATATCCATGATGATAATGTAATCGAGTCAGCGCCATTTTTTTATCGTTACCGCAAAACCGATGGCGGAATAGGACATATCCCCAGTATGGGCCGCATTCGACATTTGATCCGGCTGACCGCAATCCTCCAACTAATCGTTGCAGTAGGTCAACTTCATGCCGTTTCTTGACGCTAGTTTCGTGATTGCCGTACGACATAATCGCAAGAATTGAGGCGTATGGCTTAAACCATTCGATCGCAGTATTGACCAGTAGGTCAAGGTAGTTACCGCCTCGATGTTCTTCTCGCAACGTATCGGATGACGCGCGCGGATCCCATTTGCCTTGCATGGCGTCAAAAATGTCGCCAAATAAACAAACAGGCGATTGGCTAGCCAACGCTTCATCCAATACTTTTTTCAATTGCGAACGCAAACAATGCGACGAATCCCAATGGATATCGGATAACAATAATACTCTGCGTGGTTGACCGTCTGTTATTTTACCGTGCTCAATATTCATCCGGAGGCAATGAGTATCGGTACGATCTGTTTTCCACCATGCCTCGGTCATAATTACCTCATGCTTTGGATGGCGGATCTTTCGGTAATGTGGCGCGTGCTATCGCGCCAATTTCAGCGGCCATCGCCTCTTGCGTGTCGGCTATGGTTTTCAGTGTTTTGGACATTGAATCCAAGAATTCAAAATGTCGATCACGTAACGGCAAAACAAGGTGCATAGCTATCCATTGCGACGCGGTCCAAAAGCCGTATCCGATAGCGACTAGGCTTGCGGTAGGCAATCCAACCGTCTGTATCCAGTTTGGATCCATGGTATTCTCCTATTTGATTCATCATTTTATTGTACCACGGATGCTTTTTTCAATATCGTTAGGCCATTACAATGCGGAACCTGTAAGGAAATTGACCATGTTTTTCTTTCATTTTGCAAAAAATCAGCGATTGCTTGTTTTAATCCAGTTTTGTTAAGTTGCTGAATCGCCTTGTCTGACGCATGCGGATAACGTGGTTCATCAACTATGCCATAGGTTTCGGTATCGTGCATGATGATATAGCCATCGGCATTGACGTTTGGCGCGTGCATGGCCAGTTCGGCGCTTAATTGCGCGTATGAATGCCAGGTATCGATCATGATAAGATCTGTGCGTTCTATCGGGCATTCCAGCACGTCGGCGCGCCAGAACGTGAATGATATTTTTTCTGTTTCGGCGGCGTATGAATGTTCGAGCGTATCGACTGGCAAAATGTCATAGCACACAAGTCGTTCTGGTCTAGCCGCCAGCAGTCCCCACGTTGAAATGCCTTGTCTAAATCCAAATTCTGTTATATGCTTTTTGCCTTTAGCGAACGCGTAGATTGTGTCAATGTGGTCAAAAATATCACTAGGAATATTTCTTGCGTCCCAAAATCCTCTAGTTATGTCACGCAAGGTAAATACTCCAGATAGTTGTCTATTGTTCAGAATAATCATCGCAACGCCAACAATTCATTTCTACGGTATTGCCGCCCACTCTACATTTATTATGAATAAAACATTTACGCAAAACGCCCCCTCCACCGCATCCGCAAGACGCTTGAGTTTCAAGTGCTTCCCCTAAATAAATGCAAGGTTTGACTTGAACAAGCCTCATTTTTTCTATCATTGCTTTTGCGACTGTTCGTTCTTTTGTGGCTGGAGGAGATTCGGATTGAATTGCCAATTGAATTGGTGGAGCGCCTTCTGACGGGATTGGCACACAATCGGCTAAAACTCCGTTAGGAAATTGCATTCCATATACGACAACTTTTGGAGCGCCAGAAACAGACGGGAAACTTGCGCGCCTAACGTAGTGCCCGGTATCGGCAAGTATTGTTGCATCCACGTTGTAAGACGTGTCAACGGTCCACGGATTGCCAGCGCCCGAAACTCTAATGGCAAGACAAGGATCGCCCTTGTCTACCGATTTTAATACCACTTCATATCCAGCCGCTGTTCCAAATTGTATTTGCTGTTTGTCGCCATTAACAGGATCTTCTCCGGAACATCCGCAGTTTAATAAATCCGCTATTGGCGGATACGATGGCGACGGAGTCAAGCTGGCGGCGGCCGTAGGCGAAACAGTTCTAGAATTAGTTCCGTTGAAACATCGATAGTCTAAGGGCTTGTTTGTGCCCATTTGAATCCATTGGGCAGGCCATGCGTTTGCCGTAATCGGTTCAACCAGTAAGGCCATGCAAGAGTACGTTCGGTATCCAGTATCTAACGAACAGTCGGCTGGCGTCACGTTGTCAGCCATACCATTACAACCCAACTTAAACGGCATCAAAATGACGCTCATGGTCGCTGAATGAATATCTGTTTCGCAATACGTGCCACTTGGAATAACTGCGACCGCCGACGAATTTGTCATTATCCAATTGATGTTACGCGCTAGTGGATCCGCTCCCGGAGCCAGATACCGTACTAGGTTTTGCGACCACGTTGCGCAATTGACGTAGACGTTAGATCCGTCCGCTGGAGGCGGACTGAATTCAGCGTTTGGTACAAGTCGTTGCATTGTTACAGCTACAGTAACGCTAGCATCTAATTCGACAGTCATAACGGCTTGAAAACGAAACGACATACCATATTCAGGCGGTCCGGCAATTAATACCGATGAGAAAAACGCCTGACCTTGCCACACTCCTTCCGGCGATGGATTGCCAGGAATGCAGGCAAGTGGTAGGGCAAGTTGCGCCGGAATATATAGCGAAGAATGAACGCCCGCAGAAGGACATGAAATATCGTCAGTATAAAAATTCATTGTCAAAACGCCCATTTGCATCGGCCAACCAATTGCCGTACAAGCGAGCGAACAATCAAACGTAACTGGAGTGCTGTACGCCGGAGCAATTGCGCATATATCTTTGGCTACCATAAAACGTTTTAGTAATTGAACGTCTTGACCATTGAGAACAAATGTGCCCTTGGAGGCGATCATGGTTGGCATTAAGCACCTACGGCAAATTTAAGGCCTGATAAAGCAATATACTGTAATTTACTTGAAAGATGCGTAGGGTTGTTGACGTTGTCAAGTAGTTGAAATGTGATCGGAATCATTAGTGATGCCGTAGGTCCAACTGAGGCGTTGAAAAACAAATATGGATCAAACGGCGAATTGCCGTCTCCTTGTGTTCGTGTGTAGGTCCAGTACCGCACACGGGCAATACGTGGAGATTTGAACGATCCGGCAGTTGTTGGATTTGCGGTCAAGTAAATCCAAACCTCAAAGCTAAGTAGTTGTTTAAATGGGCTTAACTTTGGAATCGGAGGAGCTCCCTGATAGACGGCATCGTCTGGAGGAGCTAATGGATTTTTGACTGCAGCTAAATTCCAAAATATCATAAATGCAAGACCATCAAATGTTCCCAAAGATGATCCAGACGAATTGTATGCGGTTATTGGCGTGCAGAACGGCATCCAGTTTTGATGTATTGTTGTTTCGCTAGTCCTATCAATTGTATTAAGCGGTTCACTACTTTTGCGCGCATCTTCCCAATATGTCGTCCCGTTCATTGGTTCTGACATGCCACGATTAACATAACACCATCCGCCAGGCATAAGATTTCCGAGCCAGTCTTGCCCCCACGTTGTATCTGTGGCATCTACCCAATTCACAGAACTAAGGTTTTCAAATGGCGCTGCGACTTGATTGCGTTTTGTTAGTCGAATGTATGTTGATGGCGATTTAAACCGTGGTCCATAAAGTTTTACAGTATATGCAGGCTGACCAGGGTATGGAGTGATAATGACTTGATCCCATGCCGACACGTCGGCTAGGTCAAATTTCAACGAGGAAGAAATAGATATCCCGCCATTATCCAATCCGTAAGAAACTGCATCCATAGAATCTGCGGCCGTAGAATACTTAGGAATCATCACGTTGCCACAGTATGCCGCCTGATCATCGACGGGCATTGTTGCCTCTCGACTTTGGATCAGAACGTGCATAGATACCGAAGGAAACGCACTACCAGCCGTTACCTGACGATAACAATCTGCCGGGCTAATAACATCGGCCGTAAATCCATTCACATTGTCACCGCGTTAAAATCAATTCTTAAGACTTGACCACCATTTTGAAGCGTACCACCTAGAACAAAATTGTATACGCCACTAACAAACGAGCACCCATTGCCAGTAGCGTCCGGCGTCCATATTCCGGGACCGGGGCTTCCAATGCTTCCGACAATCGCCCCTGTTGGCTCAGTGCAAAGCGATAGCGTGATGTTAATGTAAAAGTTGATTCCAACGGCGTTGTACAAATACACGGCTCCGCACAGATTATTTCGTAGCAAAGTAAACGCAGTTGTTGTAGTCGGCTCTCCGCCGCACAGAAACGTCGGGGTAGATGTGCAACGATATGTACCCGATAAGGATGCTGGAGGAGATGCCCAGCCACAACAAGGCCAAGGGCGGGGTAATGCCGTTTCTCCTTGAGAACCGGGAAAATTATAACATGTGTACGGAACTGTTGTCGGCATATGCTATCCGTACGTCACATAAAGAATGTTTCCAACACATTGCACGCTACTTACTGCGCCACTTCCTCCACTACTATCATAATCAAATTCCCAAAGACTGACCACGCAACCAGAACCAGACAATAGCGACGTATCAGCTATGCCACGCGGCCTCAATCTGACAAATGTATCAGTCGGCACGGTAGCCGATTTATTCATCTCAATTGCGTAATTGTCGGTACTAGTTCCAGCTTTTGCGCCAGTCGGAACTTCAAATCCATTGCCGTTTTTAAGCGGTCGGACTTCAACCCACGTATAAAATTTGGTCGATGATATTGTAAAGTTGCCGGTTATTTTTGCGGTAATGTATTCGTCGCTCAGAAAACGAATTGAATACCCGCCGCCTGGCGTTTCATCCACAATCAATCGAGGATCGCCGCTAACAATTTTCATGATTAGTCCGGATTTGTGAACAGCAATTGGAACGGATACGATGGATACAATGGCTTGCCGCTATTTGAATTTTCCACGTAATAATGATTGTTGTCGAATCCAGCCAAAACAAGGTTATGACCGTTGGTCATGTTGTTGTCCATTGTCACAGTGTACGCGTTTTTAGGCTCGATATCTTTTAATAAAACATGAAATGTAATGTCGCATAATTTGTTTTGTGATGGCAACCCGCCCGCTCCACCATTCCACGCCGTAAATTTTGGAAATGGCGGAGAATAAACGCGATTAACTTCAGCGCCAACCAGCAACAATTTTCCGCCTTCGTGCCCAAAAAACGTACCGTAGTTAACGTGACCTAAACATTTATTAATGTGTGAATTAGTGCTAGTTACATAAGAATATGGCACACAATACCATTTCATTTCAAGCGCCGTTGATTGTATCAATGATCGAATTTGTCCACCCGCTACCGTTTTATTTTGCATGTCCAAGGCATTGTTGGCGTCCATTTTCCAAATTAATTGGCCGCCTACTGCGGTTAGATATTCTGCCGATGGTTTGTACAATACTTCAAAAAATCTTGCCCATTCGGGATAATAAAAATTACTTTGAGCAACATTATTTTTGTCAAACCAATCAATTTTGTTTCGAGCTAAGTTTATATCAAGTTGTAGCGCATATGGTCTTGGAGTAAATTCAATTGTTAATTCATATTTGTTGTATCGAGCGTAATTTTCCAACATTGGCACTTGCACAAATGTATCACCTAAATTTTCATTTGAATCGTATTTGGCGAAAAATTCCAATCCTTCAATTGATGAAATTCGTTCGGCGTAGAGCCACGGGAATTGAGGATGAGCAACTGGTAATGTTCGTACTATTCTTTCAAGACCGGCCTCCGCATATCCAAGAATTTCTTTGCAGGCCTCTTCCATTCGAGGCTCATCGATGATAAGCTTCATCGTGGCGCGTCCGCCTTCCATCAAGCTAAATCCGGCTACCGATGGATTGCGTGATGCAATGCGTTCTGTGGCCTCATTTACGTTGGTCAGCGCCATTATGCCCGCCCTCCATCAAATACGGGCCTTGCGGCATTCGGTTCTGGATTTCTTTCAACTTGTCTCATGGCGGCAACCATCGCATCTTCAACGCCATTTCTAATTACGTCCGGCAACGCGGCCACGTTATCAACGGCTCTTTGATTTTGTTTTTCTTTCATGTCCGCACCCGTGGACGTGGCCACAAATGCGCTTAAAAGCGTTTCGCGTGTCAAGTCGGCAATTGACTTAAACGCGGGATTTACTGCGGCCGCAAGGCCTTCAGCGCCCGCCGGTTTGCCCGCCTTGATTGCGTTCTTCATATTGTCGCCTAAAAACTTTTGCGCTTCGACCAATCGATTAAGAACGGCGTTGAATTGGTTTTGATCGATCTCCCT